AACACAGAATACGGTGCGGTATCAAAACTAAACACTGCATTGCGCGGTGGCACAAAGGCTAGTGGCGTTGAGGGCGACACTATGGGTCAAGCATTAATGCGTATGATTGGTTTAAACGTAACCAATGTAGATCCTAGACAAATACTTTTATCTCTCACTTATATTGATAAAGAGCGTAACGATGTACTCGCAGCAAGGCGTCGGGTTCTGAAAGACCAAACACTGTCACGCGCCGAGCGTCAGCGCAGAGTCAAGAATTACAATTCCAAGCTTGAGGACTATAGGCAGAAATATGCAGCGCTTGTAGAGGCTGGCAGGACAACACGGCTGATTACTGAGCGTCTTCGTAGAGAAGACAGGGAAGCGGAATGAGCATACTCAGTTCACTAATAGGCCCAGCAACCTCTTTGCTTGACAAGGTTATTGAAGACAAGGACGAGAAGAATCGTATTGCCTTTGAGTTAAGTACGCTTGCAGAGCGCCATGCCGCTGAACTTGCCAAGGGTCAGATGGAAATCAATAAGGTGGAGGCTGCACACAAGTCGTTGTTTGTGGCTGGATGGCGTCCCAGCATCGGTTGGTGCTGTAGTCTGGGTCTTCTGTATCATGTATTGATCGCGCCCATAGCAGGTATCTGGGTAGAGGTTCCAGAGATAGACCCGTCGCTGTTAATGACTACTATGACTGGGATGCTCGGTTTAGGCGCTATGAGAAGCTACGAGAAGACCAGAGGCGTGAGCAGGGAGAAATAGATGTCAAAAGATTTAATAGAAATGCTGCGAAGGCATGAAGGTGTGCGCAGCCATGCGTACAAATGTTCAGAGGATATGATCACTGTAGGTGTCGGGCGCAACATAGACGAGAACGGTGGTCTTGGGCTGTCTGAAGATGAGATAGATTACCTGCTGGAGAACGACATCACGAGAGTCCGTCAGGAGTTGACTGATACTTACTTCTGGTTTCCGGCTTTGAATGAAGCGCGACAGGATGCGATGATCGACATAAGTTTTAACCTCGGCATGACAAGACTGCGCGGATTTGTGAAAGCGATTGAAGCAATGAGCCGCGAGCAGTTCGACATTGCAGCCGATGAGTTTATGGATTCGCGTTGGAGCCAACAGGTTGGCAATCGTGCTGTGGAAGTAACCGAGATGATAAGAAGCGGCGATTATGTTTAAACGATACGCCAAAGGCGGAAAGGTTAAGAAGAAAAAGAGCAAGTCTCGCGTCAACGAGGCTGGCAATTACACCAAACCAGAGATGCGTAAGCGTCAGTTCAACCGTATCAAGGCGGGAACAAAGGGCGGCAAGGCTGGTCAGTGGTCGGCGCGTAAAGCCCAGATGCTAGCTAAGGCGTACAAAGATGCCGGTGGTGGGTACAAGTAATGCCTCTCAAGAAGTCACAGAAGTCCCTCAAGAAGTGGACAAAACAGAAGTGGCGAACCAAGTCAGGGAAGCCTAGCACTCAAGGGAAGAAGGCTACAGGCGAGCGGTACTTGCCAGAGAAAGCAATCAAGTCTCTGTCCAGCAAAGAGTATGCAGCGACATCAAAGAAGAAACGGGCAGACACAAAGAAGGGCAAGCAGCATAGCGCTCAACCTAAGAAGGTTGCCAAGAAAACAGCGAGGCACCGCAAATGAGTTTGACAGATGCAGAAAAGAATAGGCTCAAGAAGGTCGGCCTTTCTGGTTTAAACAAGCCAAAGAGAACACCAAGCCACAAGACAAAGAAAGGTGTCGTGGCTGTGCGCGATGGCGGGAAGATGAAGATCATTCGTTTTGGTGATCAGAAGATGGGTCACAACTACAGTGATGAAGCTAGGAAAAGTTTCAAAGCTCGCCATGCAAAGAACATCAAGAAGGGCAAAACATCAGCAGCTTACTGGGCAAACAAGATGTTTTGGAGCGGCAAGGGTGGCAGCAAAAAGTCTCCGCCTAAATCACAGAAGCAGAAGTTCGGTAAGTAATCATATAGATTATCCTCTACTATCTGCGTTTAAACATAACCTATAACTGTGTTTTGATTTCACTACGGGTATCTAAAACACTCTAGTAGGTGGTTGTTTAAACGCTACCCGGTTCCCCGGAAAGTTTTTCCGGTCTTATTGAGTGGCGGGTTGAGCGCGTCAATTAACTTAGACTCCCAATACAAACGACGATTCTCGGCGCAGTATAAAATCCTGTAGCTATCAAAAGTTTTATCTCTCTGGTGCTGCCCGATACGCTGCAAGGGCTTTACACTCTGACCCACATAGACAAGCTCACCCTTATCAAACAGTAGGTACACGGCAGATCTGTTGTATTCCGCAGTGACATGCACCTGTTTCTTGCTACTGTAAACGCGCTTGGGTTGCACTAGGTGATCAATACATCCAGCTAAATACCCATCCGTTGTCAGAGCGTCCCCAGCTTCATTTCTTATTAATAGCCTTGATGCACACCCGTTGTTATCAAAATTTGTTGTTGGTGGGTTGTGTAACTGAGGCATAGTTCGCAAGCCATGCAAAATTGGGTGCGATGTAGTGTCGCCTATATTAAAATTCATTAGTTAGACACGCACTTGCAGATTAAGTGTGGCCCATATTGCCGACACATCTTGATAATTTTGTACCCTGCTGATCGGTCTGGGCAGTGAACTTGATCGGGGCCAAGATGATCCCAGTAGGTTTGGGCTGTAGTTTCGCAACCCGTCAAAAGAAACAGGGTTATTGGTATAAAAAGGTACGTCTTGCGCCCAAAAATAAACATCAAATCTCCTATATTGCGAACCCGCCTTCGGTCATACACGGACGGGAACGTGCTACGGCGGCTGATTAAAGCCCTGACCTAACATCGTTGTTACATAAATCTGCTTACAATGGAAGTGCGTTTGCGCTTATCTTTTGCGGCAGCGGTTGGAGGCTCTGGAGATTCTAGCTGTATGTAAACTTTTGCACCCAAAGCGTTGGCCATGTTTTCCACTATCCCGAAACTGGGGTTTCGCAGACCGCGCTCAACCTGACCAACATAACTCTTAGTGCTGCCAGCTTTGTCAGCCAACTCTTGAAGCGACATCCCTTGGTCGGCGCGTAACCTACGCAACTCCTCGGTATACCAAGTCTTCATGCGCTAACCTCGCTTTCAAACAACTTCAAGTGTTCGTTTAAACGATCCCTAGCTTCTTCGTTTGTCTTGAGTTCTGACCTAGATCCGATACCGCAGATAAATCTAATGACATCTGCCGCATAGTTCTCATCGCTCTGAGTCTCATCAACAGGGTGCCACTGGTAATAGTTCATGCGAACCCACTTTATATACGACTCATCTCTACATATGAGGTTGGCCCTAGCCAAAGCTTTCTCTGCATCTGTGACAGCCGCTGGCCTAATGGGGTTTTCAAAGTCATCTATCTGCGCACAGGCAATCATGTATCGCTGCCCTATTGGGGAAGTTGCCATGTCCTTTGGCACATCATTGGGGTGCAGCACAAAAGACAAGACCATTCCATCTTTCGATTGCCGATACGCATACTTCTTTGCCTCAAAGCTTTCCGCTATATCCTCACCATTCATTGTCTGCCTCCTTAATAACTAGCCCTTTCCAATCCTCGCCCATAAATCGTCTGGCTTCGTTAGCGGCCTTCTTCTTTGCTTCCTTCAAGGAGTCAGCCTCTATTGAGAAGTGCTTCACCGTCGTTATGTGGGCTTCTAGTGCGTATATTTTACGAGCCGGTTTAATCTCCATCGGGATCAGCCTCCGTTAAGTAAACTAAAATATTGGCAGACTCTGCGGCGAAGCAATCTATCTCGGTGTCGGTAAATATTTGTCGCGTATCGCCCGATTTATTTTCTTCAAGAACAAACGTCATTCGCTCACTAAACACATGCATAATTGAAGAAACGTCTTCTGCTGATAGCTTGTTGCACAAATCAAACACATCATCAGCTATGTATCGCTGCGCAAAATGCTTCCTAATAACAGACCTTGATTGCGCTATATCTTTTTCAAGGTTAAGAATAGCTTCGTCCCTACTCTTCATCTCGGATCGCAGTTGCGCGAGATTATTCTCGTGATCCTCCTGTTGAACAGCCATTTCTTTTTGTAGATTAAGGATCATGTCGTTCTTTGTGACATAGTATTTTTTCTTTGTATCAGGGCTATTCTTCTTCGCTGTCTTCTTCGCTGTCATCGCTCATTCCTCTGTTGCGTTTAAACATTTCTAACCACGCCATGGGGTCGATACCTTGTAGCGCCCACCATCGCTTTTCGTTGCCATGCGCATGAAGCTGTCTGTGATGGTCATCACACAAGGGGACTGCGTACTGATCCCCGCTCCTTCGCATACCTCGCAATCCATCTTCCTCGACAAAGGTAAGATGATGCGCTTGGGCTGGCCTGTAACAAACCAAGCAGCCCTCTTCACGCACCACTTGCAGATGCCTACGGCTTCGTAGTTTTTTCGACCACGTTTTCTTCTGCAAATTCCTTCACCATTTCTTCTGCCGTTGTTACCAAAGAGTTCAGTCCGTCCAGTATCAACTTAGCGTCGTTGATGCGCTCATCTAAATTGGTAAGCATGTCCTCGTCTATAGACGGGTCAGGCATGTGGGTCTTCATAACCTCAACACCTAATCCTCTAAGCTTGCGCCTAGCTGCCCTGATGTCTAGCTCAGACTGCGACAACTTGTCTTCAAGGCCCATTACATATCCTTTTGTCTTGCTCATACGGCCTCCTAAAAGTCAAAGTCATCGTCTGGCGCTGGCTCCGCTTTCTTAAACGGGGACACCGCTGCCTCGGTAGAGGCTCGTGCGTCTTGCGTCTTGGGCTTGAGCGCTACGCGAAGGTAGTTCGATCCAGACGCTGCCACCTTCTTGGTTATATCCAAGTAGTAATCCACTCCGTCAACAAGAATGTCGCCTCTGAAATCGGCGTGCCAATCCAGTTCCTTCTTGTCGTTCTTAAACGCTGCTCCTTGCAGGTCTTTTCTCTCGTATGCCATTAGAATGGTTCTCCTTCTGTTTGTGGTATTGGGTTTTTGATTTGATCCAAGCGCTCTTGGATGTGGTCAAGCAAGCCTTGGAATCCTTCGTGATCCGCATAGCCCTGTTTGATTGATGGGAAATACTTGTTGATAACTTCTTTTGCCTGATCAATGGTTGCTGCGTGAGCAAGCTCATCCTTCAAAACATTAGTATCTTCAACAAACATATCCTTAGATTCTTCTGCCTTTGGCTTTGCCTTGGTCTTCTTCTTTGCCTCTGGCTCCTTGACCGGCTCTTCTGCTGGCTGGTCGGAGTCATCGTCCCAAGTGTCCTCTGGCTGAACCTGTCCTTGGAAGATGTGGAACCCCAAGCCAAACATGGCAATGCACTTGACCAAGCAGCGCATCTTGGTGTCGCTGACATCACGCGCATTAGGGTTTGCAATCGCCTTGTTCTTGTAGTCCATCACAGGTAGCCACATGCGCCGTGTCAAACCTCCGATAACCACAATACAATGCACCGTCTGTGATCCGTCTGGATGATCCTCCATTGGCTGAAACTCATAGTGCGCATCTGGATACTCCATCATCAAGAGCCTCCATGCAGAGTTCCAAGCGAGATACGTCAAGTTGTTTTTGCTCTTGGCAAACTCAGTACAGTTGATTGGATACAACTTCTCCCAAATGTCACCGTAGGTAACATCACTCATCACTTTCTCCTTGTTGTTTAAACGCAGCATACTGGTCGCAGTACAGCGACACATCACAGAACTGCTCGCATCGTAGAGGTTGTCCTCGACGGTGATCAATCCTGTGTTTGTCTGCATCCTTTTGTGCCGAGATGAATGTCTCAGCTTCTTGCATTGAATCGAACACACGCACTGCGCGTACCCGCTTCTCCTTCATCACTGCAAACTTCTCCTCTCGGAGCCACCGCTCTTCGTCTGTGCAGTCGGGTAACTTGCCAGACAGAGCCTCTTGGTGTGCAGCGATCCGCTCAACAACAAACTTCTCCGTCTTTTCGATAGGCCAAAGAGGTATGTCTTGAATCCAAATGTCGTGCTGTGGGTATTCGGGTTTGCGAGCCGCGTCGTGCTTGCTCCAATCCTTGATGAAGTTAATGATCTGCAACCCGCTTACTTCGATGCCGTTCCTGTGCGCTATGTATGCGTAGATGTTTAGTTGCTTCTCGTCGCTGTCGTTATTCATAACGCCATACGCTTTGCGAGTCTTGTAGTCTTGTAAGACTCGTGTGCCGTCCGGTTGTACATGCTGTACGTCTATGGCACCTGATAGCTTTACGCCGCTCACAGAGCAGTACAGGCGCTCCTCCGTTATGAAGTCGGGATGCTTGGAGTCTTCAAGAATGTTGTGGACTGCTGTTCCAAACAGCGTCCAAAGATTACTGCTCACATCTCTAAACATAATGTTGTTCGGGTCATCGAACAAAGCTGCCATGCGAGGTGGGCGCAATAAGCCCGTCGCACTGAACGACGCATCACCCTTGGTGTAGCTGTCGCGTGTCAGCGCTGCGGCTAGTGGGGCAGGAAGCCCTAACTTATTGGTGTAGTTCATGTGTTACCATTGTTGCGATAGGTATGGGGTACGATTGGAACACATGGAAAAACGGTCTGTCAACAAAATAATTTTTGGAGTTGCGCAAAGCAAGTCAAACAGTCGGCGGCTTGTCACCTTTGGGGGTAAGCCTCGGTTCATAAAATCCAAGGCCGCTATTCAGTTTGAGAAGGATGTGAAAGCGCAGGTAGGGAAGATGGACAACATGCTGGAAGGCGACCTGTCATTCCACGCAGACATCTACTACCCAACACGCAGACAGGATCTCGATCCCAGTATCCTGCTCGATGCGATGCAGGGCTTGCTTTACGAAAACGACAGGCAGTTTAAACAAATCAGTAGCCGCAGGTTTCTGGACAAAGAAAATCCCAGAGCGGAGATAACTATTACGGAGATTGATCACAACGAAATTGGCCCATCGCCACAAACGGGGCGTGACGATGAGCCGTCCTTCGCAACAAAGGATGTCAACAAGTTGTGATGAGAAGTTGACAAGGGGATTGTGACTGTGCTTTTTTAAGAAAGCAAGGAATGCGCAAGGGGGTAAGACCGCAAGGGCGCTATATAAATTCGCGGTAATGTCCATGCTCGGCTCCGTCCGATCTGACTTTCTCTCTCCAATCTCCTTTGATGAGGGGGGTTTGGGGGGAGCGTCCTTCTCTCTCCATCCGATCTAACTATCGCAACAGAGGTAACTCTTATGAGGCCAGTGTACGAAACAAGCAAAGACCGCGAGCGCGAAAGCGCGTTGGCAGGTAAAATCGCTGTGATGTGGGACATTCAAGCAAAGCCAAACCCAAAAATGTACACCATCGACTACTCGTTTATTAACGATGCAGGAGAGGTTGAGGGGTTCGGTGAAATCAAAACAAGAACGCATCCTTTCGGTACGTTCCCAACGTATATGATTAGCAGCCACAAGGTGGCAAGCGCGAAAGCTCTTGCAAGTGCAACCGGATTAGATGTATTTTTAATTGTGGAGTGGTCATGCGGAACCGTGGGCTACTTGAGTATGGTGGATGCCAAACCGGATTCAATTCAATGGGGCGGCAGGAAAGACAGGGGAGATAAGCAGGACATGGAGCCTGTGAATCATTACGAAATGAGACAGTTCCAAATCGCAACAAAGGAGCAAATTAGAAATGGCGAGTTCGACGGAATATAAATTCAACGGCAATACTATCAAGCTGAAACCAGCCGACTATGATCGGTGGGTAAGCAGCTACAAAAACATTCCAAACCTAGATGCAGTTCTGCAATCGCGTGACGATTGGCTCACATACGACGCAGAGATCAAGACCCAGCAACGCTGGTTCCTTAGCACATCAGCCTACCTTGCCAAGCAAGATGCCAAGGCTGCACTGGAGAACAGGACTGACCCTGTCGGGAGAAAGATAACTCCCGATGGTCGCGTTAGATTCAAGACGGCTCCCTAGCCGTGGACTTCTGGGATTCTCTGGCAAGCGAAGGCTTCGCCATCAATGCGCTGTCTGAGGGGCAATCAAAAATACTTTGCCCCAAGTGCAGTAGCACCCGTACAAAAAACAAACATGAGCATTGTCTGTCAATTTCTATTGACGGTGAAGGGGCGCAATGGCGTTGCCATCACTGCGATTGGACAGGAAATGTTTGGAGGAACAGCATGAATAGTAGCCCGTTTAAACGGAGCAAGCGGCCTGAAGTGGTCAAGCCAAAGGAGCCGCCGGTCATACCTGATTTGGAAAAGCCAAGCGAGGGTGTGATCAAATGGTTCAGTGACCGAGGTATCTCCCGCAAGGTTGTCGAGATGGCTGGAGTAGAGACAGGTAGCGCGTACATGAACGGAGAGAGCAAGCGAGCTATTGCGTTTGTGCATAGGGATTGCGGCGGCAAGATCATCAACGTCAAGTTCCGAAGCAATCAAAAGGAGTTCAGCCAGATCAAGAATGGAGCTAGGCTCCCCTATTTATGGAACCTGATTGAGCCAAGCAACGATCAGTTGATTATCACCGAAGGTGAGGTGGATGCATTAACATGCATGGAGGCGGGGTACAGCAACGTCATCAGCGTACCTGATGGTGCGAGCGACAAGAAGCTGTTGTGGGTGGAGGATCTGGAAGAGGAGTTGAAGCAGTTCAAGAGGATTGTTTTGCTCACGGATGGGGATTCCGTTGGTATCGCAATGCGCAATGAGCTTGCGCGTAGGTTGGGTAGGCATAGATGTTGGCGGGTTGATTGGCCAGAGGGCTGCAAAGATCCTAACGATATGCTCGTTGGCTACGGCGCGGAGAAGTTCAAGGAGTTTGTGGATGGCGCAGAAGCATGGCCATTAAAAGCTTTGCATGAGACACGCTCATATGTGAATGATGCTTTCGCATTGCTGAACGGTGATGTGAAAACTGGTGTCAGCACAGGCATCAATGCGCTGGATCTCAACTATAGGGTGAGGGCTGGCGAGCTAAACATTATCAGTGGAGCGCCGGGAGTTGGTAAGTCAGAATTCCTAGATCAAATCTGTTTAAACCTTGCGGCAATGGAGGATTGGAGGTTCGCGGTTTGTTCCTTTGAGAACCCAGTTGACGAACACATTAATAAGTTGGCGGCTAAGTATGTCGGCAAGCCAGCGTGGGATGTGCGTAGCGGGGAGAAGATGAACCACAACGAGTGGTCGGAGGCGGTTAGTTTCATCGGCAAGCACTACTACTGGATCAGATCCGAAGACGAAGCGCCCACTGTGGAGTGGTGTCTGGAGAATGCAACCGCGTGTGTGCAGCGTTACCCAAACGTGCGCGGTCTGATCCTTGATCCGTACAACGAGTTTGAACACCGTCGCCCCAGCGGGTGGACGGAAACCGAGTATGTATCGCAGATGCTAGCCTCACTCAAGCGTTGGGCAGCAGCAAACGAGTGCGCGATATTTCTAGTTGCCCATCCAGCGAAGCTGAGAAGGAATCAGGACGGGACGTTCCCTGTCCCAGAGCCATACGATATAGCGGGATCAGCAAACTTTTATAACAAGGCAGACAATATTTTGATTGTGGAAAGGGATTTCACGGAGGGATCGGATGACATCCGAGTGCATGTGAAGAAGATAAGATTCAAGCAGAGCGGCAGGGTGGGGACAGTTGATCTCAAATACAACTACGTTGACGGTAGTTATCGGACACCAACAGTGGGGTTATCGGGATGAGCGCAAAGTTTTTGAGAGCGATACGCGCACAGGATGATGTGCATAAGCGGTTTGAAAAACCAAAGGTTTACGAAAAGCGCCAGCCTTTGACGGAAGCGGAAGTTGAGAGGGTAGCTAGGCTTTATCGTGATGGCGTGACTCAGGCAGAGATTGCGCGAGCAGTGAAGATTGCGCCGTCAAGTGTCTACAATGTGGTGCGTAGACACCTGCGGCAATTGGAGTAGCGTTTAAACGTCAAGCATTCTTTCGATCTCCTCAATGGCTTTGTTCCTCTCGTCTTGGGATTGAAGGATGCCGACCTTGTCATCGACATAATCCTTGTCACCTAGATCCTTGATCGCTTTATCCACAGCGCCTTCAAGTTTCCACTTGACCGAGTAAACATACTGACGGCTAACGCCTTCGTCTTCTGCGATGCTTGCCATGCTGCGCTCGCCCTCCCGTATGGCCGACCTTATGCGGTCAGCCCGTTCAGAGTTGCGTGTCGGTTTCTTTAGAGACAGGTACTCATCCTCTGTCAACGCGCTCAAAAGATACGGCCTCATTGTGCTAAGGGGTACGCTGATCTCTTCCGCGATCTGCTTGAGCGTACTCCCGTTGCGTCGTAGGTGAAGCGCTGCGGCTATCCACGGTGCGCCAGACATCAGTAGTCCTCTGGCATCAGGACTGTGAGAGTCTCATGCCCCGCATCCAAGATCAGCCACACCAGATCTTTTGCGTCGTTGTATGGGTACTGACCCATCACCATGCCACCACGCTTGGCGCTGACTAGGTTTGTTTCTTTGTCCTCATCACAGATGACACCCCAATCCATGCCGTTGAATCGTCGGAGCGTTGACTCAACCCATTCGTTTAAACGCTCTGGAGTCATCGCATCAAGCAGTTGTTCCTCGGCGTTGGCAGTCATGGCAAAGTTCTGAACATCGCCTAAGATGTTGTGTGATGGCGACTGTAGTTGGATGCGTACAGTACGATCCAAGTCTACATCCTCGCCCACATCAACCCTCTCACCGCTCATGTTGTAAACATTACTCACTGGCACTCTCCTTCTTCTTCTCATCTATGGCTGCAAGCAGCCCATCCACCATGTCACAGATGGCTACCATGCCATCATCCTTGCGAGCCTTGGTCACTTCTTTCTTAATCATGCCCACGATCTTCTTCTCACCCATATCGCTGGCGAGTGTTCTTAGTTCTGAAATCTTCATGTGTTACCTACTTACGAATATGTTTGGACGCACAAACTGGATCGCTTGTGCATTGCTCTACGAAATCCTGCTCGCTGATACAGAGGAAAGCCATGACCGCTAGGATCATGGCCGCGCCCCTTGCCGCAACGTGCCGGTTAATGCTTCGCACTGGTCAACGACTCCTTCGCTGCAAGCATACGTTCATGTTCGATCAAGCCCTCCAGCGCTCTGGCGTGCGCCCTGCGGATAACGTGTAGGCATTGCAGCAGCATATTGTTCTTCACCGAACTGTATGATTCCGAGAGATCTATCTCCATCAACTGATCGTGAACGATCATCACCATGCGAGCAAACATCGCATCGAGTTCACCATGAGAATCAGCATGTTTAAACACATCCATGCTTTGCTGCTCTGTCTTGCGGATAAACCCTCTGCAAATCTCCATCGTCTCATCGACAATCTTCTTCTGTCTCTGCATATTCATGCATATCTCCTTGTTGCTAGTTATCAAACCCATCTTTCGATAACGAATGTCGTTCCTCTTGGTTCGACTTCGTTTCATGCGCCTTGAGTGTGATTGATGGGACACGCCCTGCTCGCATCTCACTCTCGGCCTCCTCTGCGAATTTACGCAGTCCTATGTCATGCTTATCGAACACCTCATAGGCTGACCCGTACTGGCTGTAGCGGATCAGCACATAGCGTATCTGATGTAGCCCTTTCTCGTTTACTCCCATTCATCCTCCTCGTGATCAATGACCTCCACGACCCCGTCGAAGTATCGTTTAAACACATCGACTAAATCCTCGTAGTCGCCTTGCCGCATCTCGTAAACGATCTCATCGCCATCCAATCCCATTTGCCTTGCAAAGTTTTTGGCGTGACCCATCAACGCGAATGCGTTACCGTCTTGTTCGCTTAGGTCTATCGTGACCATTGCCTGTCTCCTTCTCATATGAAACTTCAATCACCACCTTGGTGAGTTTACTTTTCGTAACACCTTCATCTCTCAAGGCTGACTCAACAAGCTCGGACATCTTCGATAGGTCGATGACATCGTCTTCGTTCGCTGGCTCAACCTCAATCCACAACATCCTGTTGCGCTTGAAGATCATGCGGCTGCTCTGCCTTGCTGTATCACAGCAGCCAGATTGTCGATGTATGTCTTGGCCTCGTCCTCGCTGTCGAAGTAAGGCGTACCGCTAGAGCAGTCGTTCACATAGTTCCTGCCACCAGCGTCGTACTGGTAGCGCAAGTCGGCGTGATAGCACTCAAGATATTGGTACACATCCAAGGGAAGTCCTTGCTCAAGCCTGTCGAATATCCAGCTAGGTGTCATGCTGCGCCCTCCTCTTCTAAAAGGAGTCTCATCTCTGCTCGCTCCCAGTTGTCCAGCCATTCCACTTGTGCCTTGACTCGTGGCCACCGTAGGTCATAGCCAAATTGCTTATCAAAATCCGATAGGATCTTGTCGCTGAGTTTACTGATCTTGAAAACCCACAGGATCTTCTCGCGCTTGCTAAGGTCATCACGCGCTAGGTTCTCTTGGATCTCGTCGATGCGTGGTTGGTAGTGTTCGATCATGCCTTACCCCTTAAACTTCTAACGCTGTTCCAGCGGGTTCAAAGTCCCACTGGTTTGCCAGCTTGTAATAAAGTCGAGCGAAGTGCTTACGCTTCGCAGTGTTGAAAGATGGAGTCTCAACATGAGGGTTGCGATCTCCATCTGCTTTTGCTAGCGCCTCAAGCAAATCCAAGATCTCTGATCGGGCTTGCTCTTGTGGCGTATGGCCGTAGTGATTACGCATTTTCGGGTTCTCCTTGTTGCGTTTAAACATTATTGTTGCTTTGTTGTCATGCCGAGTCGCTTGTTGCGATCCTCGGATTCTTTTTTGCTCCACACCTCACGAGTGTTGAACAGGTATATGGGAAACACAGCCTCCCATGCAAACAGGTGATACTGATTGCTCGTATCAACCAGCCGATCCTCTTGCGGATACAGTTCCACCGCCTCCCAGTGATCGCCTAGCACTGCGTTCTTGATGTGCTGTTTGGCTCGCCAATTATTCAATGGCTCACGGTCATTGCGCTTGATTGACAGGTAGGTTGGCGCGTTGTCGCCAAACCCATGCTGCTCGTCCGAGAGGACACGGCGCAGGACTTGGAACATAGGCGACAGGTAGGTTGTCGTTTCGTCGTACTCACGTTGCATAGCCTTGACGTTGTCCATTACCTGCTCATCTGTCCAATCATGGGGCGCAGCGTCCTTGACTATGGCAAAGATTTTCATGTCGCTTTGCCGTGGCGTTGGCACTATCTCAAAGACAAAGTCTTTGTCTGTGTATATCTCGCTCATGTAACCTCCTTAGAACCAGCCCGACGAGAATGTATCAGTCTTAACCAGCTTGCCGTTCGTGCCGACGTAAACAGGCACAAAATCACAAAAGTCTGGCGACTTCCTGCTGGTGCGAACGTGATACTCGCACCCTTCCTCTGGCTTGAAGTCACGAAGACGCTTCTTGCCGATGGCTATGCGAAGCGAATGTTTTTTCTTGCTTATCCAATACATTGGAGTCTCCCTTGTTGCGATGGTTTACTATAGTAACCTATTGAGAATCATTTGTCAACCTTAGTTTTGGCGGATGCCAATAACACCACGGTGCAAGCGCTCGTTGTGAACGTCACGCAGACGAACAGCACCAGCCACGCACCACCCCACAGTTTGATGAGGTAGTCGGGTGCCGTATCCCACAGATACAGCCCCACCCACAGGTTGATTGCGCCGATAACGGACAGGATGCCCGTCGTTAATGCGAGTCTAAGATTGCTCATCAATGCCCCCATCGTTGACGTAGTGCGGTCTGAGCAACCTCGTTGAAGCCAACGAGTAGCGTGGACTTGAGCTTGCCATCGACCACATGATCTATGTACTGCTGCCCGTCACGAGTTGCGATCTTCGCTGCGACTCGCATCTTGTTTAGCAGTTCGTTTAAACGCCGTTGCGTTAGTTGAGTTTTCCATCCGGCGTTAGAGATCCAGATCTCCGACTTGTCATCATCACGTTGAGCGATCAGGTTGCCGTGTAGATACAGGCTACCCTCGCGGCTCTCCGTGTTGGCGTCTTTCCCGTCGAGTCCGATCAGGAAGTGTGCGATTGCTGCGTTAGGCTTGGTCATGGTTGTTCCTTTGTTGCGTTTAAACAGATTGGAAAGAGGAGGTTACTCCTCCTCCCCCCAGCACTCAGTCCACTCCTCGTCGGTCATTCCTGAGATCAGGAACTCACGCTCAGATTCGGACAGTTCGGGCATCACATCCTGTATGAATGCGCCCTCCTCCCAACGAGCGATTTGCTCTTGGGTGACAGGCAGATCCATGATGTGGGTCTTGCCTGAGAACAGCGATTGCTTTTCGATTAACATAGTTACTCCTTGGTTCCACGTTCTAAAGTCACAGCGTCAACCATCCTGCGGAACGCCGCGAATGTGCGGTCATCCATCTCAAGCATGGCCTCCCATGTCTGGTCGATGTTCAGATCATTCTTGATGATCCACTTATTCATTCGACGCTGTTTCGTTTTCGGTTGATCTTCGATCAGTTGTCTGCGCTGTCGTTTTGAAATCAACATAGTTGATACTCCTTCGTTGCGTTTAAATAGAATGCCGAGGCTTTACTTGGGACTTATTGATATGGCCCATGAGGTCGCATCTCTTGTCGCTTACCCTTGGTCGGACTTCCCAAGGCGCACCCCACATCAGACTCCATGCCCATGATCCGCCACTCATGTGAGGTGATTGGCGGTGGAAGGCTTAGGTTCAGGTCATCGCGGCTCTCCTTTGTTGCGATGGTTTACAGTAGTAATACGAGACAGCATCACCTGTCAAGCATTATTTCTAAGCGGCCTGTTGGTAGGCCGCGCTCTCAGTCCATGCGTCGTTGACCGTGGCCAGCGCTGCGTCCATGTCCTCGTACCCTGTGTCGCCAAGCATGGGCGGTAGGTACATGGCATCCTCTGGGATGTCCTTCATCTCCTCGACACTGCCGTAGCCAGATACTGGCTTGTCGTAGGTGAACTCCATGATGCGGAAGCACACTCGGCGTAGCATACTGGGGTGTGCTACAGCGAAGCTGATGCGATCAAGATCAAGCGGCTCGTCGGGTTGCTTGACCGTGATGAAGATGTGCTGCTCATCATACTGGCGATGCGTCTTGCTGATCTGCGTAGCAATCAACTCGACACGCTGCCCAGCCCGTTCGATCTGGTCGATCAGTGCAACCACTGCGGCACCCTTGCGGATCATCGCCTCAGTGCTGGTGTACCACACAGCGCCGATGTCGCAGTAGATTCGCACAATCGGTAGCGGCTTGGCGTCCTCATCGTCCATGAACATCATGTGCATTGGCGCTCCGGCAGCGTAGCTGGGGACACAAACGCGCTGACCTGCCATGCCATACTCCCACTCAGGACGTTTAAACGATGCCTCCTTTGCCTTGGCAAACTCAACGTCGGCGTCCATGGCATCGCGCCCCTCTGCCCAACCGCTGATCGCAAGCTGCTGTGATTCCTCAAAGGAATTAGATCCGGTGAACTCGTGAGTGCCGCTGACCGATGATGGCTCATCGCCCCATGCCTCGTTCGGATCACGGTGCATATCTGCCATGCACTCGTCCCATGTTGCGTTGTACGTTGCTATGCTCATTACGCTGCCTCCACGTTAGCGATGATACCGACTTCGATTTCATCCATGATTTTCTGCTTGTCAGTTTCACTGAAGCCCTTGTTCCAAATCGTCTGTGCCGCCACACGCTGCGGTGACACGCCAGCCGCTAGCAGCTTGGCACCCTTGACCGAAGCCCTTGGGCTTACCACATAGCGCATCTTGTGATGTGCCACGGCGTGGCGAACAGCTTGGACATAGTCCACCCAAGTATCGTTGCCAGCGATGGCTCGCTCTAGTGACTCGTCGTAACCCATGGTTACGTTGCAGAAGCGATCAAGCGTTGCCATGTCCATGGGATTGCGTCCCACATACTGTGCAGATGCACCGTGACCGAAGGTGTTGGCCGAAGCGATCACGACAAAGTTGGGATGCTTTTCGATCATGCCGCCCTCGCCATCGTTCCCCAAGGGGAAGCTGGCAAAGTCATTGGCCAGCGCAGCGTTCAAGGCCAGCAGCGCATTGCTGGATGATGCGTCCATTTCGTCCATTAGGACGAGGCCACCGTGTTTAAACGCCTTGTAGAAGTTGGTTTGTGAGTAAGCACCAGTGGCATCGACGTAACCGACTACGTCGTGGTCGTACTTGATCGCACCGTAGCAGTAGAAGTCCAAGCCAAGCGCTTCAGCGACTTGCTTCGCAATGGTGGTTTTGCCTGATCCAGCAGGGCCGACCAAGTACACGTTCTCGCCAACAGCTACCGTAGGTAGGATCTCATCGAACACTTCGTGAACATGAACATCACCGAGATCTACGATCTCATCACCGATCACGATCTCGTGTCGGACGGTACGGGTAGCCGCCACCTGACGCTCCAGATCTTCGATCTTAGACTCAAGCCGCTCGGTGACTTGGGCCACCATGCGATCCAGATCATCGCCGGTCAGCGTAGCTGCCTTGCCACCATCAGGGCCATGTACCCAGAGGGCGATCTTGTCTTCGACAGGCATTTGGGGGGACAGGCGGTACAGGGTGCAAAGCAGGGACAGAGCGGAACGCTCATCACGAGTCAGCACATCAGCGATGATCGCAATCTCCGATCCGCGTTGGATGCCGTCACTCACACCGACTAACCGCTCGGTTAGTTTGTTTAGGCGGCGTGGCTCGATTGTGTTAGAATGATCGAACATAGTTCGTACTCCTTTGTTGCGTTTAAACAGTGTGGAAACCTAGTCTGTGACTAGGCATCCAGCGAGGTGGCAGGAAGGGCAATGCGACTCGGCGGTGATGGTCGATTGCCATTTGAGCGAAGCTCGTGCGGTGAATCCGCATTCGTTGCAGTGGATCTTGAGCATACGAGTGCCTTGCTTCTTGCGAAGATTGGCGTCGATTGCAGCGTGGGGATACTCTCCGAGTATTTCAGCGATCTCTTTGAACTGCTCAAGCAGTTCGGGGGACGCTGGGGTTTGTGTCATCGGGCCGGTAAAGCCTACGGCTCTAGCGATTCGGGCAAACTCGCCCTTGTGGCCACAGTCGATGCCAGCCCAAACATGGATGAATTCATGCGTCAGGATACGCAGAACCTCGGTGACATCATCCACAAGTGGATTGATGAACACTTCCATAGTGCCATCGGCACTGATTGATGCGTCGAACGCCTGACCTAGCACGACCTTGCCGCTCTTAGATCCACGATACCCGATAGGGAAGCCGCAGGACACACGGTAGCGGCGGGATTGCCATGCGTCGGGTGAGATACCAGCATTGGCAAACACCATCTCAAACAACATAACAAGCGCAGCTTGTAACCATTCTTCTCGTGTCTTGTATGACTGCATAGCAGTACTCCTTTGTTGCGATTACTTTATGAACACAATCGAGAACACTCAGGGTGTTCTCTGTTCTGTTCACACAGAAACATTAGTGAATCTATCGTCTAGTCCAAGTCGCTTTCTGTGGCGACTCTTCAGGTGCATCACGGGCCTCATACCGATCTGCGAACACACCTAGCCGGTTCACTCTATCGACGCTCTTGGCCTATCCGACTACGTCGCTGCCGCTATCCCAGCGGTACACTTCGTGTCGGAGTAGGTGACTCCAACGCCCCGACATCCTTTACCCAAGCCTTCGCAGCATTGCCTTGCACACAATGCCAGCTTGATTCGCTCCGATCCGCCGTGAGATCGAAACACTGGTACCTGACCAGAGGTGGCCTACACCCATTCAGTGATCGTCGGTAAGCTGGGCTGGATGGGCTGCCCAATCCGTCGATGCCAATCACTATGCCCAGATTCCGTTTAAACTGTCAACTTTTATTTCGTAACTAAGTTTATTACCCTACGGGTAACTTTCGCAGTTTAAACGCTCTACGGGTTATGCATGGGTAAGCAGGTCAGCGTGAAAGAACGCCTATTCGCTAGGTATGTGGCCGAAGGCCGTACACAGGCGCAGAGTGCGCGTATGGCTGGCTACGCCAGTAATCCGGACAAAAAGGGGAGTGAGTTGGTTAAAAAGCCTGAAGTCGTAGACTTAATCAATCAGCGTGGCGCTGAATTGGCCGAGGATCGGGCGGTATCCCTACGGGAGCACCTCGATACGCTGGCTGCTTTGCGTGATGATGCGCGTGATGCCGGGCAATATAGCTCTGCTATACAGGCCGAGCACCATCGTGGCAAGGCATCGCGTCTGTATGTCGAGCAACAGGTGGTCGCCAAGGCCGACATGGATTCACCTACGGTGATCTTGGAGCGTTTAAACGGATTGCTATCGCGTGGCGCACCCGATGCGCTCGATGCGCCGGACTAGCGCTCGCATAATGCGCACAGGAGTCCCGCTTGTAGCGCGTTTACACGCCCCAGCGCACCCCCACCCCCGCGCACACAGCGCAGGAGTCCCGTACCTACCCGTATATACAAATATACACAGTCAGGCACCCCACTTTACCAATGACCCCCACCCCCTAAATCGCAAATAAAGTTTACATTTATATGTCT